TAAAAACGCAGAAGATAAAGACATATTTTTTGGATTCTCAATTAAACAAAGTTCAGACGCAACATTAATGAACTGGAGTATTGAAAAAATAATTGAAGCAAGAGATAAACAAACTGGTAAAACTAATCATGCACGTTTGAAAGAAGCGCGTGACGAACATTTTAAACGAATTGGTTTAGAAAAGATGACAAGTTCACAATTTGAAAAGTTAAAAAAAGATGGATTTCGTGAAGCATACGATAAATTACGTGAAATATTTAACAATAATATGCGCGGTCATAATCAATATAAGGATACAATTATCTCAATCCTTACAGAAGATGAAAAATATTTCTTATCATTATTAATTGAAGGTATTGGATCTATTACTAAATACGAAACATATTTATTTGATGGAAGTACTATAATTAATTTAAATAATGTATATTTTGAACAAAAAAAATTACTTGATGAGAATAAAATGTCTCTATTAGACGATAATGCAAAGGATAATGCACGTATTAAAGAATTAGAGTTAAAAGAACATTATAGTGATAACGATGGTAAAATTAAATACTATATCAATGAAAATGGTAAGTTTAAATATCGTTTTGAAATAAGAACAAAAGGCAACCCTTATGCCAGTTTACAATTCCAGTTACATAAAGTTTAACTAAACATTGTTTTGAAACACAAAAAATTGAAGCGCGATTTTTTTATAGTTTTTTTCGTATAAGACATAAAGTGTCTATGACTAGTATAACAAACAAACAATCTAAAATGAAGTTCATTGATTTGTTCTGTGGCATTGGAGGATTTCATCAAGCACTCGGTTCTCTGGGTCATGAATGTATCTTGGCATCAGATAAAGACAAGAAATGTCGTGAATCGTATGAACGTAATTATAACATGAAACCGAATGAAGATGTATATAAAATTGACGAAAAGACTATGGGTGATTTTGATATATTGTGTGGAGGGTTTCCTTGTCAACCTTTTTCAAATGGTGGTAAAAAAAAGACATTTGATGATGACCGTGGATTGCTTTTTGATGAAATTATTCGTATTGCAAAGCATAAAAAACCTAGATTTATGTTTCTAGAAAATGTAAAACATATCCTAAAGGTCGGAAACGGTGAAGTTATCAAATATATTAAAGAAAAACTAGATAAAACTGGTTATCATCTACAAATGCAGGTAATGTCGCCACATCATTTTGGAATTCCACAACAACGTGAACGCGTTTATTTCATTTGTATTCGTAAAGATATCTATAATGGAACAGATGTAGAACTCAAAATTCCGGACTCTACACCGATTGAACTAGAAAAGTTTATGCAAAAAAAAGAAGAAGTAGATGAGAGATATTTTGTGAAAGGTATCGAACTAGATGTACTAAAGGCGTGGAATGAAATGATTCATGAGTTTGAAGTGGATGAACGTATTTCGCCCACCATTTTAATTAATGATGAATATCGTAATTATTCTCTCGAAGAGTATGAAAAACTCGCTGCTTGGAGAAAGGATTATATGGAAAAAAATCAACGTTTGATTACTAAGTATCGTAAGAAATTTGATGAATGGTATGAAAAGCATAAAACAATCTTGTTGAGGCGCGAAATTTATGGTAAACTAGAGTGGCAAGTTGGTACAATTAAACCAAATGATAGTATTTTTAACTATTTTATTCAAATGAGACAGTCTGGAATTCGTGTTAAAAAGGCAGAATATTTTCCAACACTAGTTGCGATGGCACAGATTCCTATTTATGGAAAACAAATGCGTCGTATTACACCGCGTGAATGTGCGCGATTGCAGTCATTTCCCGAGACATTTATTCTTGATGAAAGTGATCAGGTTAATTACAAACAATTTGGTAACAGTGTGAATGTAGATAATGTAAAGTTTATTATTGAAAATACACTAAAGCATTACAATTTGCTGTAAATATTCCTAGAGAATTGCGACCATCAGAGGCGAGGGCGTTTCCGGCGCTGATAAGAAACTAGTGTAGATTTTTGTATTTTTTTATATTTTGATAAGAAATCCTTTAAAAATTGACGGAATATCGTTAAAATAAATATTATTATTCGTAATTATGTTATCTGTATGTGCTAACAGTAATACGTCTTATTATCTAGGAGATTTGCCTGGAACAATTCAATATAAAAAGGATCCAAAAAATATTGTTTCAGCTGTAAATGAGGTAAAGTATAATGATTTGGAAAGTGAAGGTTATATTTACACATCACACTCGAAAGAGAATTTAAATCGTATGGTTCCACATACACAAAAAGACAAAAATTGGAAAATTATTCTAATTATGAAAAACACAACTAATGAAGAAAGGTGGATGAAAGCAGCTCTTTTAAATAAAGATACTGGTAAGATTGCTTTACTTACATCAACAAGTAAAAAAGAAAATATAACTAGTCGGGGCAATCGTGCGATTCAGTCATGCGATCCTAATTGGTTTGTTGGTCACTATAGAATGATAGCACCGATTCTATTTTGGGTTGAATTAAAAAATAGATTGGATTCCTAGAGATTTGCAACAAATGAGACAAGCGTGTATTTTTAGATTATTTTAATTTTAATAAAATGTATTAACGAAAGCAGTGACCTTTGCGAATTCATCAGTTTCAAGATAGGTGCGCCCATATGTGCGCATACCTCTGTAAAAGTCGTTCTTGATTTTTGGTGTATTTACAACGGGTTTATAGTCCGTATATTCAATGAGGTTGGGATACTTACTATGGTTACTTGATGGATTCCAACCAAGCATCTCGGGTGTTTCGTCCTCCCTCCTCTCCCTCCTACGTTTAACTTTGGCAAACCCAACAACACATCCACGTGTGGATAGAGGTCCTTCATTTTTGTTTTGAATAAACACAAGGATGTCATCCGGGTTGCACAAATGGATATTTGCTCCGCTCCATGTTTGACTGGTTGCTCTGGCTCGTTCAAACTCCGAACCATCGCGAATTCGGGCGAATTTCATCATAGTTGAATGTTTATGTTTGTTTGTTTGTTGTCTATTCTTTTGAACTGATTAATTTACTACACAAAATTATAATTGAATCAATTTTTAGTATAGAACAAACATATACCTAGAGAATTGCTATCTAGAAGAAGTGAGATATGGATTATACTATGCTTTAAAGATTACCACCAAAAGTGTTAAAAAATTGATTTAAAGATAAAATGTTAGATTATAGTAACACCAAATGAACTCTGAACACACCGAAATGAAACATATGTATTTGTGTATGATTTGCAATCACGAATCATCTCAAAAATCACATCATTATAAACATATTAATTCTAATAAACATAAACAACAAAGACAGATCAAGAAATTGGAGTTAGAAAAAATTGAAAAGGATGAACTTCTTAAAAAATTTAATACACACATTATTGAAGATATACTCGACAAAATGGAAACAACAACTACACAAATAGTTGGTAATAAAAAACATAGAACGAATAAAACTGTATTTGAGAAATCTAAAAACGAAGTCGAAGAAATAAATAATGATGAAAGCTTTAAATCCCTATTCATTAATTTTATTGGAAAAATGCATAATTTGCTACGAGGAGGAAGTGCCGTGACAGGAAACCCGGCACTTGACGATATATTAAATGCGTTGTTTCTTTGTTATATTGAAGATAAAATAAGCGATAGCGGTGAGTTTGATCTTATGAATAGTGAAAAATCCTGTTATAAAGGTACAATTCAACGGAGAATTAAAGATTTTTGTAAATGTATTAGTATTGATTATTTGATTAAACATCCACAAGAACTTCGTTGTAAACATGGATTAAATTCCATCCAAAAATGCGCCGAAGTCCTTTCTAGACATCCAAAAACAAACACTCTATTTAGAGATAATAAAGATTTTATAAATTGTCAGGATATTACAACTCTACAAAGTTTGCTAACACAATGTAAAGACTTTTCAGTTAAAAATAACATTTTTGAATATAGTGATATTATTGGTTACGCGTATGAATATATGACAACTAAACACGCCGGTAATGGTGGAACAAGTAAAGAAATGGGTCAATACTTTACCGAGCGACCTCTTATGTCTATGTGTTATGAACTTATTGATCCAGAAGATATTCAACAACTTGGAATTAATGATGATTCAACACTAGGGGATGAGTTTTGTGCTACGTTTGGATTTCCTCTTACAGCTCGTGAATTTTTCAAAACACGTTTTAAAATTAATATTCAAGATAAAAATATGTATGGTGTGGAATATCACGAACGCCTTTCACGTTTTGCTTATATGAATGCAATGTTTGCTATGAAAAATACTCGCTATATTACACACGGGGATTCGTTTATTACAAATATTAAACCTCATTTAGATATCAGTGTTCATAATGTTCCATTTGGTAAATCAATGACACCTAAAAATATTGAAAAGACTTATAATCTTATGAAAGAAGAAAATTCTGATAAAAATTATCCAAATTTTAATGATATTATTCCTTATAATAGTAAGAAAATCGACGCAATTTTGGCTAGTCAATTGGTATTGTATAAAACAAAAAAAATGGGTCTTATGATTATTAAAGACGGTGAAGAAACATCAGGAAAATCTAATGATAAATATCGTAAATGGTTTATGGAAAATTGTGTTATCAAAAAGATTATGAAGATCCCAAGTGGAGCATTTAGTTGTACTGGAACTAAAACGGTTTGTATTTACTTTATTAAAAAAGAAGGACAACAGACAGAAAACATTCAGTTTCTTCAACTTAGTGATGACGGCAATAAAATTACTGAAATTTGTAATGTTTCTATGGGTGATATGAAACATAATGATTATTCTTGGGACCCAAATAGTTATATTGTTGATGAAGAAATGGAGAAAATGATGAGTAAGTCAACAACATGTGAATGGAAGACTTTACATGAAATTATTACTCCGATTAAAGGATTAACAATAAACAGTAAAAATGGAAACACCAGTGGTAAGTATCCTTTATACTATTGTTCAATTTTAGGTAATTTATACTTAGATAGTTATCAATATGATCAAATAGGAATTATAATGAATAAAACAAATGGCTCAGGAAAAGCAGCAGTATATATGGGAGTTGGTAAATATAATGTAGGTAATACAACACTTCATTTTAAATCATCAAATATAAAAAAATATTTAACTAAATATATCTACTATTTTATAAAAAAAAATATTAAATTATTTGAGAAATATTATACAGGTTCAAATCAAAAATCTATTTGTTATGATGATTTTAAAAAAATTTTAATTCCAACTCCTTCACTTGAAATTCAAAATAATGTAGTTCAAACATTAGACGATTTGGCAGAACAAAAACAACTTTTAACTAATAGAGAATCTGGTATTGAAAGACAGATGAAATATTATTTAGATAATCAAACTAAAAAAATGGTAAATAATGAGATATGTTGTTGGAAGATGTTAAAAGAAATTTGTGAAGTTAAAGGAGGTAAAGGAATTAATGATAGAAATAAAACTATAACTAATGATTACATTTATCCTTATTATGATTCTAATGGAATTAAAGGATTTGTAAAAGAACAATTATATAATGGCGAATATATTGTAACAGCAAGAAAACTAAGTATTGGTTCTGTGCATTTTGTTAACGGTGGTTACTCTCCGTCAGATAATACTATAAATATTACATCTTTAGACAAAAATAAAATAATAAATAAATATTTATATCATTGGTTGAAAGAAAATTCAAATATCTTTTTAAAAATGAGTAAAGGTATAAAACCTGGTATTAGAGTGTCTGAAGTTCGTTTAATTAAAATCCCAATTCCTTCTATTGAAATACAAACCGAAATCGTAAAATATCTTGATAAATTGGAAGCAAAAAAAAATAGTATTAATGATGAAATTAATGATATTGATATTCTTATGAAAGATATTCTAACACAATCTTATTGTTAACTTATTGTGGATAATATTTATCTAAATCTTGATAGGGTGGAATCTTAGGGTCGTAATTGTGAAGATGTATCACTCCATCATATTCATAATCCTGTTCAAAAAGTTCGTATTCTTCTTCTGTAATTTCATTATTTTCTAATTTTTTATTCATATTACTCAAAATATTTTCTTCCGCCTTTTTACATTCTTGTTTAGAAGAATAATAATATTGATTATCTGGATCAACAACAATTTTCCAATTAAATCCAGGGTATTCATACAGATTTTGTTTTAATTTTAAAGATGGATTTGTTTCTTTAAAATTATGATAATCTTCATCTGTTTTGATATTGTATTTTTTACAAAACTTGATTAGTGCCTTTGTATTTACGCGTTTAAGAATATTATGTGAATAAAGCAAATCAAGAAGAATACCATTATTTTTTTCATTACCACCATAATCTTTTCCTACTAAACATCTTGCATCGCCTTTTGATTCTGAATTAATAAGTAAATGTTCAACATCATAATCCAAATCTAATTTTAAATATCTCAGTACTTCAATAACTTTTTTATATTTATTTTGTTCTTCATTATCAATATAGGTCGGCAACATAAGTAGTAAACTTTTATTTAAGTTACAACCATTTTCACCTAGACAATCCGATCTTGTTCCGCGGCCGATACATTGAATAATATCTTTATAAGATAGTTTAGGGTCACTAATTACAATATAATCAAGATCCTTGAAATCATAACCCATATCATATTGTTTTACAACATAAGCAATTGACTTAGGAGATTTTTCAAACGATTCTTGTCCTTTTTGATTTATAAAAGCATAATTCAATTGAACTCTACTCAACAATTGTTTATTTTCATCATTAAGTCCATTGTGATGAATTAGTAAATATGGTTTTACAGTTGTTTCACCATTATTATATTTTTGATAGTGTTCATAAAATAGATTAAAAGCATTATTATCACGACTATGAAATGAAAATCCAAAATTTTTATTGTCTTCATTAAAACCATCCAATATCCAACTAAGAAAGTTTGTATTGTTTAGATTATTTTGTAGAATTTTACATTCAATCGGACACAACCATTTTAAAGAAATTAAGTCTTTAACCTTAATTGGTGAGTAAAGTTCTCCAAATACATTTTGATTATCATTTACTGTATCTTTGTCTGGAGATGCAGATGTAAAAATCTTATATTTGATTCGTTCAGCGTCATTAAGAAGAAACTGGTTTTTCTCTTTATGATTCTCTAGTTTAACCCAATTTTCAACCGTGTTGTGGGCTTCGTCAAACCAAATAAATACGTCTCTCAAATCAAAAGTTGTAATAAAGTCATAAACCTTTTCATGTCCTTTCTGAGGACACCCGATAATCATAATTTTTTTATTTTGATCTTCACATTCTTTTTTAAAATCTTTAAAGTCTTGTTTTTGTTCAGATATATTAAAAACATTATATTCATTATTTAGCAAGGATAAATATTTTTTAGAACAGTTTTGTACATTAATCTTTTTACGGGGAGACATAATTACAATTACATTAGGCATAATTTGTTTCAAAATAGAATAAATACAATAACTTTTACCACCCCCAGTCGCTAGTTCAAGATACAATCTAGCGATTTCAGGGTTAGTAAGTTTATCAATACCGTAATCAATAATCATTCGTTGATATTCACGTTCAAACCAACGATTAATAATACGCGCCTGTTTTCTTTTTACTCTGTTTTTAATCATTTGTGGAAGACGTGTTTTTTTCAATACATTAATAAGATTACGCAATCGTTCTTTACGTTTAAGGTTTTTAATTTCTTCATTTGTTAGTTGTTTACATTCAAGCTTAAGAGTTTTCAAGTATGGGAATAATTTGTTTTCAATTGATAAATCATAAAACTCAGTTCCTGCCCCTTTATATCTGTGATAATCTTTAAAATGATGTTTCAAAAGATTATCAAGTATTCGTAGTTTTCTTTTTGGAACCTCAATTACTGTTGTAAATTTGCCTGGTAAATATTCGCCAGTTTTGTATCCTGATTCTCTATCGATTAATGAATCAGTTATACCCAATTTACAAGCAAGTTCCTTTTTCCAATCATCATGGTTTCGTACATAGATGTATCCCTTTTCATTGGTCATAATGATATGGTGTAAATATATGTTTTGTGTTTAAATATAAAGACATTCAATTTTTCAGAAGAGGCGAGGGCATTTCCGGCGCTGATAAGAAACTAGTGTAGATTTTACAATATATTTTTTATTTAAAGGCAATTTCTTATTATTAAGTAATTGTGTAATGATGACCACTAAACAGCAAGAATTACTTGATCTTAAAAGAAGACAAGAAGAACTAGAGATTGAAATCAAAATAGAAGAGGAAAATCGTAATCAAGATAAGATGACTAACGAAGAGTTATTAAAGGTAGCTGATAAATTATTAGATAGTTGTTATAAAAAACAGCGTGTATATATTAATGCAGAAATTTGTACACAATTTATGAATTTTAAACAAACATTTCCATGGCAATTATTAATACGTAGAGACCGTAAAAAAAGCGAAAATTATTCTAGGATTATACAAAAAAATGGTGGAAAGGGAGGATGTTATGATATATGTGAACTGATTTCTATTTGTAATATTATTAATAATGATGAATTAACCGAGAATGTTAAAAAAGAAATTGAAAAAAACTTATCGGATGAATATAAATTAATGCAGTTATTAATACATATTGTGAAAAAACAAGAGGAAAAACTAAATAATTCCTAGAGAATTGTTATCTGTAAGAAAATAATAAAAAATATATTGTAAAATCTAAACTTGATACTTAATTTAATTTGCTTCACCTCTTGTATTTTTGTCTTTGATAAATTA